TCTCTAAAGAAAGATGCGGTGAATCGTCGGGATGCACTGCTTAATATGTTTGGTAAGTTCGAAAAACAGAACTTGGATAAAGCTAATAGAGGCATCAATCCTCGTTCAAAGAGGTTTAATTTGAGGTTAGGTAAGTACCTCAAATTCATGGAGAAACCGCTGTACAAGGCCATTAATAAGGTTTACAAGGCGCGTACAGCGCACACAGTCATCAAGGGTCTGAACGTAGCAGATGCGGCCAAGGTTGCTCGCGCGAAGTGGGATTTGTTTAGGAATCCCGTCGCACTAGGTTTAGACGCCGAGAAGTTTGACGCCCATGTCAGTACACCTTGCTTGAAGTACGAACATTCTTTTTACACTGGGATCCATAGTCGGTTTGGGAAACAGGTGGAGCTGAAGTGGTTGTTGAACCAGCAGCTTAAGAATGCAGGTGTTGCGTATTGTGATGACGGCAAAATTAAGTTTTCCATCAAGGGAACTCGTTGCTCTGGCGACTTGAACACTTCAATGGGAAACTGCATCATCATGTGTGCACTTGTGTATGCGTACTCGGCTTTGGTGGGAGTTGACATTGAGCTAATGAATAACGGTGATGACTGTGTGGTATTCATGGAATTGGAAGATTTGGAGAAGTATAAGGGCGGAGTGCCTGACTACTTTAGACGCAAAGGGTTTCGGATGACGGTGGAAGAGCCAGTCACGGAATTCGAGCAGATAGAGTTTTGCCAGTCGCACCCTGTTTACAATGGGGAGAAGTACGTTATGGTCCGTAATCTCAGTAATTGTTTGCAGAAAGATCCAATGTGCTTGGTGCCAATCCAGAACGCGCGCGCGCTGCAACAGTGGTATGACGCTGTTGGCAGCTGTGGTTTGTCACTGACCAGTGGCGTCCCGATTTTACAGGAATTCTATAGGTGTTTCAAGAGGTCAGGGCGCCCTTGTAGTGAAGGGTTCAAACGCGCAGTGTTCAAGAACACCTCATATTTTGAACGAGTGAGAGATTTGCATGAGCAGGATGGGGTCTGTAGTGCTGCGAGTAGGTGTAGTTTTTATTTTGCATTTGGTGTGCTGCCGGAACACCAGATTGCCATTGAAGCATATTATGCGTCAATGTCGTTGAGCGGCGAGGTGGAGGAAGTGATGCATAGAGATTATGCGTATGACAAGGGCGACAATTGTTGTCCACCTGTGGTGTCTTGTCTGTTTTAACCGGCATTAATCTATTGATTAAAGACACGATAGATTACCAAACGAATTTCTGCGGAGCGTATTGGTCAGACGGTAAAATACAACCATCTGTTCCATACCCCACTTTACCACCACTTAACGAGTTTGACGAGACGTGTAGAATTCACGACTCAGAAAACGCATTAGCAACAAACAACACTCAGCTTCGTGACTCAGATCTGAAGTTTTACAATTCGAATATTAATAAAGGCTTAAAGAGAGCAATAGCAGCGAATTTAGTATATTACCTCAATCCAATCATGACTCGAAAAGGCAAGAATTTGAGAGCTGGTCAGCAGCAGGGAGTGCCTAAGGCCACCGCTAAAACCAGTAATCAAAATGATAAGAAAATGATGGCACCAGTGTCCATCGCAACAAAGCGTATCGGTGCTGCCCCGAAGATTAATAATAAACCTAATGGAGCAGTTGAAATCACTCATAGGAGTTTTCTTTGCCCGATTACTTCAAACGCTAACTACACCACCAAACTGTTTTATGTGAACCCCGGTTTGCCTGGAACTTTTCCGTGGTTGTCTAAGTTGGCTCGTAGGTATGAGGAGTATAAATTTAAGAAACTCAAATTTGAGTACCGATCTGTGTGTGCAACTTCGACCAGTGGAGTTGTGATGATGTCGTTTGATTACGACGCGGCTGACGCCGCTCCCACTAATAAAGCAGCTCAAGCCCAAACCGTGCCGAACACCGAGGTTAATTCTTGGAGTTCCAATGATTTGGTGATCAACTGTGATGGTGGGTACAAGTATATTAGACCTGGTACGCTGCAACCAAACCTGGATGTCAAGACTTATGATTTTGGCACTATGTGTTTGAGCAGCTTGTACGGTCCCAATATAGTGACAGGAGAGCTGTACGTTGAGTATACGGTTGAATTGAGGAAACCCACTGATGGCCCAGCCACTAGTGGTAGACTCACTTTCGCCGCTACAGCATTCAACGCTCCCTTCCCTGCCACAGTCACTGTAGCTGGATTTAACCCCTTTGTGGGTAACCCGGCCAATGCAGCTGAATTGTTGGTCACCGTGCCCGGCGAATATTTGGTCGTGATCACAACGTCCGGGACCGGCATTTCTGCCGCGCCCCCAGCACCAAATTTGGTGACGCTTACAGGAGCGATTACTACGCATGTCACTATGGCATCGTCGACCACCGGTCTCCTCGTTTTCAGTATACGTGTGGAGTTGGATGATATCTTGCAATTTGCTTCGGCAGGTGCTGGAACCACTATCACCAATCTTCGCATTAGATCCGCAACAGCGAACTACGATTCAGTGTAGTTCGCACGCATTAGTTCACGTAGCGAAATGGCTGCCATAGCATAGGAACTACTTGCTTGTATTTTACATATATATTGTTTTGCATATACCACTCAATAATAATTAACATAAAAATTTACTTTCATACAGCAAGTAGTGCCTTCGAGTATCGACTCTAATTGTTCCTAGAGTCGTGTGTCTAGCTCGGAGGTACTTGGAACACTACGCAACCACTAGCAACAAACCTGTCCGAAGGTTGTATCAGACGTATCGTCAGGGTTTTACGCACCCAGGAACATGTTGAAG